GGCGGGCTTGTCGGCAACGTAGTTCTCATCAATTGGAGAAAGTACGTCATGGTGCCGGGGATAGAGCTAGACACGGTGCCTCAGTCCTGTCTTTAGTTGAGCTTGCGCTTGGACGCTGCCGCACCGGGAGTGTGGAACTGCGCCGTTAGCTTCTCGTCGCCCTCAGCACCCATAACCGTGATGGTGTAGGTCGGAGAAACGACCGCAGCGCAAGTCAGGGTGAAGGTGAACGTACCGAGTGCGGTAGGAGTGCCAGTCACGCGGCACTCGGTAGCGCTGACCACCGTCAGGCCCGTGGGCAGAGCGCCCGTGTTGACCGCGAAGGCCGAGGCCGCAGTGGCAGTAGACGTGGCGAAAGTTACCTCGTAAGGCACGCCCAGAAAGGCAGGAGGAAGGCCAACCTGCGTGGTGCTCCAAACCCATGCCATATTAGTTCAGTCCATTCACTGTGCTGTGGCCACCCACCATTACAACGTCCAAAGCGCTGTACATGAGGGTGATGGTGTAGGTGCCGGAAACCACCGCGCCAGCGGTGTCGGTGCCAGAAATGGTGAAGGTATAAGGGCCAACACCAGACTTGGGCGTGTTACCAGCAGAGGCTGCGCCAGTAGGAGTCCCGGTAATCCGCAGCGAGCCAGGAGCAGCACCAACGGTGTCCAAGGCCAGGCCCGCAGGCAGGCCGTTCAGAACGGTACCGGCCACGACAGACTGCGCCGTAAACACGGTCGCGTCCGACTTGTACGCCACCGAAGCCTCGTACGGCTGGTTAATGTACGCGGGCGGAAGCAGCACCGTGGTGTAAACGATGTCAGCCATTAGGTTCCCTCACCTTTGCTTGTGCCTCGGGGGTTAGATCGACATGAGCTAGTGAGACGTAGACGATCTTTTCTACGATCTTTTCCACTACCTTGGGCTTCGGTGGTGCGGACTTGACGGCGACAGCCTCGTCATCCATCCTGAACTTGTCAGCCATTACCCGATCACCGGCAATCTCCTGTAGGGGCGTAGCATTTCAAGAATCCTGTAGGGCACGCCGTGGTTAAAACCCGCGTAGCCCGAGGTACGGGTGAAGTCCGTCGCCACGTTGTCGTAGTTCGAGTTCCCCATGCTCCGCTGCTGGCTGTTCTGCCACCAGTGCGCGATCAGTTCGAGAGCAGCCAATCTGATAGCGCCAGGAATTGGCGAGGCACGACCGGCAGTGTAGACTACGCGGATATTGCCCTTACCGGGGACGAAGGGGATCAGGATGTTCCCGCCAGAACGGCGCGAGATTTCTCCCGTGTCCTCGTCCTCAATCGAATAAGCGAAGAGGTTGCCAGGGTTAGGCGTATTGGTCTGGATGTAGGTTAGCTCGAAGTTAACGAACCCCCAGCCTTCCTCGATGTTCGTGATAGCGAGGATAGGCTTGTGCCACAGAAAGATCGTGGTAGCGCCGCCGTCGTACGTTTCATCGAACTGAGTCGGCGTGGTTACGTCGCATTCCATGTCAATGACATTGGTGGCCGCGTCAATGAACCCGTTCAGCGCGGCGTCATCGGCAGTAGAACCCGAAGGGTAGCGCAGATGGGCCTTGGCATCGGCAAGTGTTACGATGCCCATGTCGCCCTCCTATTGGGCGGGGGAGCCATGGCGAGGCATTCCACGGCCCCCCCACGTATTAGGACGGGTTGACCTTGTACTCGACCACGGCACGCATGTCGTTAGGCTGCGAGTCCATCCTGACGTGAACGATGTAGCCAACCTGCAAGAAGTCGGCGTAACGCTCGGTCAGCCTGGTCAGGCCAGCCTGCTGAACCTGCCGCACAACCATGGCACGGTGGAAGTCACCGAACCACAGCCCGCCCACGACGTTCACCGAGGACGAGACGTTAGGCATGTTCTGGTCAATCAGGTAGGGGAAGCCCCACAGCATGTCCGCTTCGCCCTGCTGCGGATTCGGCTGCCACAACGGGTGGCCGAAACCGTCAGTGATAATGCGAAGCTGGGTCAGCGTCAGGTCGTTCATGACCCAACGGCAGGCCCCGCCACCGGGAGCGCCCTGGAAGCCAGTCTCGGCACGAGCGCCAGCGCGGTAGGCGGGGTCAACAGACCGCACCATTCCGGCGATGGAGTTGAACGAGACGAGGGACGTTGTACCACCAGCGCCAGCCGCAAGCGGCGTGATCGCGGTGGACGGCGAACCCAGGGTGAACACCTTGTCCGAAGCACCAGCCGCAGGCTGGAAGACCCGCGGGACACCAAGCGCAGCATTGGCGGTGTGAACGCCAGTCAGTGCCCTTGAGGCAGACCCTGCTCCGGTGTGAAGCTCCTGCGCAACGAGCCTGCCGATGGCCTCACCGGCACGGTCATTCACGAAAGAGTCCACGTCAAAGGCAGAGTCCTGGATGATCTGAATGGACGCCAGGATGACGTTGGAGGTCATGGTCCACGCGAAGAGCATGCCCTGACCGAACACGTAGTCCTGGAACCCAGCGCCCTGACCTTCTGTGATGTACGTACCCACGATGGAGGTCGGGTCGTTGGTCGGCCACGGCATCGGCGCACCGGAGTCGGTGGGGATGACGTTGCAGTACTGGAGCAGCCCGCCGTACGCCTTCAGAGCGATCTGGAGGTTGTTCCAGAAGCCCTGCGGGATCAGGTAACCACCAGCCGTGGTCACACCGGCACCGGCAGTCTGGAGAGCCGAGGCGTCAAGAGCGGCCACACGGGACTCACCCTCAAGCATGCCACGCTGCTCTTCGTTCAGGCCGCTCAGGCCGCGCTTCAGGAAGGCGCTAAACGCCTCCGAGTACGGGTCCTTCTGACCGTCACGCTGGTCGCGGGAAACGCCACGCTCAGCCGCCTGCTCGTCCTTAGCAGCTTCAGTGCGCTGGTGGCGCTGAACCATTTCCAGGTCCTTCTGAAGCTCGGACAGCCGTACCTCTCGGTCGTCATAAGCCTTACGGTCCTCGGTCGTAATGGTCTCGCCCTTGTCGAGCTTCTCCATCACCGCGACCTGCTCGTTCCACACGTTGGCGCGATCCTCTCGGATGCGCCGCTCGCGCTCACTGATTCCAGGCATTAGTCTTTGCCTTCCACTAGGGCCTTGCGTTCGTTGTGGCGCTGTCGCCACGCATTACGCGCACGCTCTTTAAGCGCTGCGGTCTCTTCCTTGTTCAGGCTGGAAGGCTGGCCCTCCGAGCTTTCGCTCGGGAGTTGAATCCATTTCAGTTCGTTCATGTTCTCTTCTCGAAGCTGCTCGTTCCACGTCTCCGAGTCGAACTGGATCGTGATACCGTCGCGTGCTTCCACGACGATAAGCTCTGAGTTCTTTCCGTCTGCGTCCAGCTTGATTCCAAGCTTCTTGGCAGCGCTGGTTACCCTTTTGCTGGCGTCTGATAGCACCGCTCCATCGAGAGTTCCGCCATAGCTCCTGAGATAAAACGAGGCAGACCTTACTTCACCCTTAGTCTCAAGGGGGAAGTCGCCATCGTTCCATCGCTCGCGCTGGTACCAGGCAATAAAGGCATCCAAGCCTGCGCTTTCTACATCGCGCATCGACACCGTAGTGTCGGAATAGGCTGGGAAAGTAACGACGCTAATCTCGCGTACGTTAATCTCGTTGAGGGTACGAAGGGGGATGTCATCTTCAGTCTCGTAATCCCACGTGTCTGAAACGACCTCGAAAGAGAATGAGCAGCCGCCGTAGTTATTGGCGCGTACATTCTTTACAACGTCTTGTGCATAACTGGTGTCGTTGGGGGTGGCTTCCCACATAGCGCCACGACGACCAGCATGCACTTCCATTGTACCAGCACTTACACGGGCCAATGGACGGGAACTGTCATGATTGTCAAGAAGTACCTGGTCATCATTGCGAATTGTGTTATTCCAGGCCGTTGGCTTAATCGTCTCACGGAAGCCGAAGGGGGCCTTTCCGATCATGGTAGTAGAGTTAAACGGCGCAGCCATGCCGGTGAGCTTGTCGGCCTTAGCCGCAGGAGCAGCCGTACCGATCCTGTACTCAATTCCCATTACTTTTACCTGCCGTTGAGGTTGCGGGTGCGTCGGGTGCGCCTTGGTCTGGAGGCTGAGCGGCAGCCTCAAGGGCCTTCGTGTGCTCGTCCAGCGTGGCCATGTTGAGCGGGAGGATAGGCTCGTCCAGCGTGGCAACAGGCTCGTAGTGCTCCACCAGCCTGACCTCGTTCCTGGTAAGCCAGCCTGCGGTAATGGCGTGGGAGTAAGCCCTGAAGCGCTCTTCCTGCGAACCACGCAGAAGCTGCGAAAGGTCAAACTCAGCGAACTGAGAAGAGACCGGGATAATCTCACGGGAAACGCGCTGAGAGATTCTGTTGGTGTACGCCGAAATGGTGTAGGAAACGAAGCCGACGTTCTGCTGCTCGATGCCCGTTCCCCACGATGTGGACTTCTCTACGTCACCAACAAGGTGCGGGGGAATGCCGAACATCCTGGCGATTTCTGTGGTCTGCCAGCGACGGGCTTGCAGGAATTGAAGCTGCTCGGGCGGAATGGTCAGCGGCATGAAGGTCGTCTCGGAATCCAGCACCGCGACCTCGGCAGCGTTGTCCACGCCGCCAGAAGACTTCAGCCAACGGGCGCGAATCTGGTCGGCCTGCTTCTGGGAAGCCAGGGGAGCCTTTACCTGCACAACGCCGGAAAGCTGAGTGCCCTTGCTGTAGAACTTCGCAGCCAGCTTGTCAGCCGCCATTGCGGTGCCCAGCGTACGGTCGCAATCCTGGATCGGAGAAAGGCCCATGAGGCCGTCGTAGCCGAAACCGGGAATGTGCATAATCTCGAACGTGGTGAAGATGAGCGGAGGCTGAGTCGCGTCCATATTGCCATTCTTGTCAAGACGCGTGACCTCGAAGATTTTGTTGCCCTCGAACATCTTGACCGCGACCCTGCGGGGGTCAATGGGAACCAGGTCAATGATGGGACCGGGGATGTCGCCAATACCAGGGGGCCGCAGCTTGAAGATGAAGACATTGCCGTACAGGCAAAGCTGGGCGACCGTCAGTTCCCAAAGCTCATACTGGGTATAGGTCGTGTTGCCATTACCGGGACTGATGATCTGCGGATAGATCGGCGTCTTGGTCTGGCTGTTCTGGTCGATCTTGTAGGCCACCATAGGGCAA